GTGCGGTTACAAGTCTCGGTATGCTTCGAGGCAGTGCAGCCATCGCACAGCTATCAGATGCGGTGATCGGTGCGGAGCGTAACAGTCAAGCAGAGGACGCAGAGGTACGCAACACAACCAAGCTGCGCGTNCTGAAGAACCGTTTCAGTGGTAAGACCGGGCCAGCNGGTGAGCTAGTCTATAACGAAGATACAGGACGTTTAACCGAACAGGAGAANGCGCTATGAGATGCAAAGCCTGCAACGTAGAGCTGTCAGATTACGAGTCAACCCTACGCTGTGCCAATACAGATGAGTTCATCGACTTGTGTATGTCATGCTTGACAGCAGGCGGTGATGTTAATTATAGTGATCGTGAAGACCTTAGAACGCTCGCTGATTTACCAGAGCTTAATAGTTTGTTTGATGAATTTGAGGAGTACTTCGATGAGTAACAGAAAAAAGTTTGAACAGTTTCACAACGACAATCCACATATCTTGCAAGAGATTATACGCATGGTTGAACAAGCCGTTCAAAATGGAGAGAAAAAACTAGGTATTCGCTGGGTTGTTGAAGTTCTTAGGTGGAACAAAAGAGTTCTCACACAATCAGAAGACTTCAAACTTCCTAACGTACACATACCGTATTACACACGCTTGATTGATAAGGTTCGACCTGATCTTGGACACCACATAACTAGAGCTACATCGCAGGCAGACTTCGATGAGTAACATGAGTCGATGGATAATTAAACAGGAAGAAGACAATGACATACGCTGTGGTGGATATAGAAACGACCTTGGACTGGAAGAGGATACACCTAGCAGGCGTGTATCTGCCCGACTCTGGGAAGAGTATTGCGTGTTACAACGTTACACAACTACAGGAAGCCTTGACTGGTGTATCAACGGTTATCGGTCACAACCTGATTGGCTTCGATCTGCCTAGACTGGAAGAGGTCTGGGGCTTTACGTGGACGGGTGACATCAAGGATACGCTAGTGCTTGGTCGTTTACTTGATCCGTCCATTGATGGTGGTCACTCTCTGAAGCAGTGGGCTATGCGTACCGGCGAAGAACTCAAGCAAGAGTTTTCAACCGAAGCGTTTGACGGCCCTCTAACAGATGAGATGGTTGAGTACTGCCTGACAGACTGTCGCGCAACATGGCACGTCTACCGGCACATAGTACAGCGCCTCAAGAAGCTAGACTTCAGTGAGCATTGTCAGCAGCTAGAGCATGACGTAGCTGTTATCATCGCAGGGCAGGTCAGCAACGGCTTTGCGTTTGACTTTGACATGGCGTGTACGTTACATGCTGAACACGAACAGCGAATGAACGCTATCGAATCTGAACTGCAAGAAGTATTCCCGCCCATCGTTGAAGAGCGTTGGTCTGAGAAGACAGGCAAGCAGTTAAAGGATAAGGTAACAGTGTTCAACCCTGGTTCGCGGCAGCAGGTAGCAGAACGTTTAGTTTCTAAGGGTGCTGTATGGAGTGAGCTAACACCGGCAGGTAAACCAAAGGTTGATGAAAGCACACTCAAGCCATTGCAACACATACCAGAAGCTGCGCTGGTGCTAGAGTATTTAACAATCAGTAAGCGTATCGGTATGCTCAAGTCGTGGATTGATTCCGTGGAAGGCAAACGCATACACGGTTACGTCAATACGTGCGGCGCTGTTACTGGGCGTATGACACACAGCAAACCAAACATGGCACAGATACCGTCTGAGTCTAAGTATCGTGAATGTTTCACAGTCGAGGAGGGTAACGTGTTAGTCGGCGCTGACGCTTCAGGTCTGGAGCTACGCTGTCTTGCACACTACATGAAAGATGAAGAATACATCAAAGAATTACTTGAAGGAGATGTACACACAGCAACACAACAGGCTGCTGGACTTACAACAAGAGCTGATGCTAAACGTTTTACCTATGCTTTATTGTATGGAGCAGGAAACGCAAAGCTTGGATCTATCCTCGGAGGAACTGCTAAGAATGGCAAGCGAGCTAGAGATAGCTACCTACGAAACATGCCAGCTTTTGGGAGGCTGGTCAGAAAGATTGAGTCTCTTGCTTCAGCAGGCCGCATACCCGGAGTTGATGGTAGACAAGTATGGATCAGACATCAACATGCTGCACTGAACACACTGTTACAATCGTGTGGTGCTATCATTATGAAACAGGCGTTAGTCATAGCCAACGACAGATTATGTAACGTGCCGCACAAGTTTGTTGCGAACGTACACGATGAGTTTCAGGTTGAGACTACGCCAGAACATGCAGAACTAGTAGGGAGGGAGTTAGTAAACGCAATAATCGAAGCAGGTGAAGTACTTAATCTTCGCTGTCCGCTGGACGGTGAATATAAAATTGGTAAAACTTGGGCGGAAACGCATTGAGTATTATCAAAATCCGTGGTATAATATTATGGTAGTAAACAAATGGAGAAAGTTATGACTGATAAACCACAACCAATCACACTTAAAGGAACTCTTTACTGGGTTGAACGCCACAAGCTGAACAAGTTTAGCAACAAGTATCAGATTGTACTGGGCAACCTGAGTGATAAGGCTGTTGAAGCGTTAGACAACATGGGCATTGCTGCTGCTAACAAAGGCGATGAGAAGGATTCATTCATCACCATGAAGAGCAACAATCCAATGCGTGTTACAGACGCTGACGGTAACGAGTTTGATGCAGACGTTATGATCGCCAACGGCAGTGAAGCTGTCTGTGTTGTCGGTTACTACGACTGGTCGGTCGGTACTGGACGCAGCCCTAGCATGATTAAGTGTAAGGTAACAAAGCTAATCGAATACGTTGACGACACCGTTGATGAGGCTGATGCTCTGTGATCTTAATTGATGGGGACATCGTAGCATATCGCTGCGCTTACAAGTCTAGGGATGATCGTGCAGAATACGCAGCATACAGTGCAGGCTCATACCTGTCCGATCTGATCAGTGACTTGTATATCCTCATCGAAGACGAGCCTGAGTACCGTGTGTTCCTCACGGGAAAGGGCAACTTTCGACACGAGTACGCAGTCACTGCTGGCTACAAGGAAAACAGAAAGGACAAGGAGAAACCCGAACACCTTGCTGTTATCCGTCAGTACCTGATTGATGAATGGGAAGCTGTTGTTAGTGACGAGGAAGAGGCAGACGACTTGATTGCCATTGCCGCCACCCAGCAGCCAAGCATCATTGTCAGCATCGACAAGGACTTCGATCAAGTTCCGGGCAAACACTTCAACCCTAACACGGGCAAGCTATACGATGTTAGTGAAGAAGATGCTGTCAAGTTCTTGTACGAACAAATCCTTACGGGTGACCGCGCAGATAACATCATGGGTATCAAGGGCGTTGGCCCAGTCAAGGCTAAGAAAGCGTTAGCAGACTGTGTTACAGAACGTCAGATGTATGATGTGTGTGTTGAAATGTACGGCGATGAAGAGCGCGTCATTGAAAACGGTAGGCTGTTATACCTGCGCCGCAAAGAGGGAGAGATCTGGAATGCGCCGAACGCTGAGTAACGTACCAAAGGGCTACGACTCGTGGCTTGAGTGGGATCTGGCACAAGTGCTGGTCAATTGCGACTATCACCCCTGTGCCATTTCTTATGTGCAATATAAAAATTATTACCCTGACTTCACGTACAAGCAGGATGATATAACGTATTACATAGAAGCCAAGGGGAGGTTCCGTGACAAACCAGAGGCGCGTAAGTATGTCGATGTCAAGAAAGCTCTCAAGCCAGAGGAGGAGTTGGTATTCGTCTTCCAAAACCCAGACAACAGAATGCCAGACGCAAAGCGCAGGAAAGACGGTAGCTTCTACTGCATGTCAGACTGGGCAGAGCGACACGACTTCAAGTGGTACACACCCAAAACCATGCCAGAGGAGTGGAGACAATGATACCTCTTGTTTACAGCGCTCGTAGTATTTATATTATAACGGCCGAGGATGAAAATAGAGAGCGTCATTTTGTAAAAGTTACAACCAACTATGAGGATGCTGAAGACACACTTAGAGGATGGGGGCAGCCGTTTTCTGCCGAGATTGCCGTTGTACACCTTGACAGTAAATCTTTCAAATTTAGTACTGAAAGCCAATATTTTAAGGGTAATTATGACTTATGACTAGACATCTAGTAATACCTGACACACAATGCAAACCGGGAGAGTCTTATGAGCATCTTCGATGGGCTGCGCGGTACGCTGTTGCTACTAAGCCTGATGTCATTATACACTTGGGCGATCATTGGGATATGCCTAGCCTTTCTTCGTATGATGTAGGTAAGAAGTCGTTTGAAGGACGGCGTTACGCTGCTGACATCGAGGCAGGTAACAAGGCAATGACTGCGTTTATGAAAGTTATACGAGACGAACAGAAGCGTCTACGTAAACACAAGAAGCGCATCTGGAAACCAAGGTTCGTGTTTACACTGGGCAACCATGAGAACCGCATTGAACGTGCAGTAGAGAACGATGCAAAGCTTGAAGGACTGATGAGCTATGAAGATCTTAACCTCAAAGATTGGGAAGTTTATCCGTTTCTTCAGCCAGTTATTATTGATGGTGTTGCTTATTGCCATTACTTTACTAGCGGGGTCATGGGTAGGCCAGTCAGCAATGCAAAGCTTTTACTCCAAAAGAAACACATGTCAGCCGTCATGGGACACGTGCAAGACAGAGACATTGCATTCGACCGAGACGCATCAGGAAAGAGAATGACTGCGTTGTTTGCAGGTATCTACTATCAACACGATGAGGAGTACCTCAACCCACAGACAAACGGATCATGGTCAGGACTCTGGATGTTTAACGAAGTAAAGGACGGGGCGTTTGACGAGATGCCTATAAGCATGACGTATCTTCGGAGGCGGTATGGCTAGGACATTCGACGAAATGCTAGAGCTTATCGGCAACCACATCGACGAGATTACGTTACTGGAAGTACTAGAAATAAACTCAGAGGATATTGTTATAGCTTTTGCTGAACGAATAAAGGATAACATGGAGAAGTTTAACGGCTTGGAGGAAGAGATAGATGACTACTAAGTGTGATCGTAACGTACCCTATCGAGGCTCAATAGATGACGCTACGCCAGAAGAGTGGGATAAGAACCGCAAAGGTTACTGGACTACACAGGGAGGACTAGAGCCTATCAAGCCTACAAAGTTCGACCCCGTTAAGCAGCCTGAGCACTACAACACAGGAGATATTGAGTGCATCGACGCTATCAAAGCATCAATGGAACCTACGCAGTTCAAGGGGTATCTCAAGGGCAACGTAGAGAAGTACGTCTGGCGGTACGAGTACAAGAACAAACCAGTAGAGGATCTTCGTAAGGCGCGTTGGTACTTAGACAGGTTGATTGAGGAGAACCTATGACAACCCATGT